CTCCTATTCTATCAAAACTCTACTTTATGACCAACTCAGGAACTATCAAATACATTGTGGCGACTATGATTTTCAAGAAGATGTCCTTTCTCGAATGGAGGAACGAACATTGGACTTAACAAAATACGAAATGGAAACTATCTATAACTACAATCAGGAAGAGCCTCTTGCCTCCTGCTACACGATGGACCGTGCCCTGATCCGCCGATTAGATGTACTTGCCGAAAAACACAAAGAAATTACTTTACTTAGAAGTGGTGAAGGAATGAGGGAATATACTTTCCCAAAGAAGTGGATTAAAGTCCGCGTCCCAAAGAAACTATCGGACGAACAGCGTGAAAACATGGCAAAGAGAGCGAGAGAGAGGTTTGGGTTTGCGAAGGAAGGTGACAACTCTGAGCAAGAATGATACGACTATGGAGCAAGGGAAAACTATCGTAAAGGCAAGGGGCCGTGGAGGCAAAGAGAACTTTCCAAGCGTCATATCTGGAGCAAAGGCAGAAGATATATCCCGCTGTATGGGTAACTGTATGATGTTCTATGATAGACCCATTGTTAAATCCGATGAAGAGTGCAGAGAGCGACTATATGAGTTCTTTGACACCTGCCAAAAAACAGGACAGTTGCCTACTGTTGAGAAGATGGTCATGGCATTAGGGACTATCAAGCAGACGGTTTGGAACTGGGAAAATGGGATTGGGTGCAGCTCTGTGCGCATGGACCTCATTAAAAAAGCCAAAGGATTTATTGCATCTTTTGAGTCTGAAATGGTCACAGAGGGCAAAATTAACCCCGTTGTTTACATTTTTAGGGCAAAGAACTATTTCGGCATGAAGGATCAGCAAGAGGTCGTCCTGACACCAAATCAACCCCTCGGCGACTCTCCCGACCAAAAGCAGCTTGAAGAGCGGATCGCCGGGTCTGTGGTGGTGGAGGAATAGCGACTATGGCAACGACTATCGACTATGGTAGCGACTATGGCACAGATTCCATCGACTATCAAACGACTATGGCTGAAGATTCGCCAATGGCTATCGACTATGACAGACTCTCGCGCGGGAAGCTGTGCCCGCTCAAAGCTACTGAGCCGCCCGATCTGGACGCAATACTGAGGGTTGGCGCGATAAAGTGCCGCACTGATGGCGAGCCGCCCCGCGTGGAGTATATCGGCGGGCAGTGTGACGGCCCCCGCTGCGCCTGGTGGGATGCGATGGCGGAGCGCTGCGCCGTCCTCTCCCTGGCCCGGAACAAATGACAACGCCCCGGCTTGCTCCTAGCGGAGTGGGCCGGGGTTGCTTTATGACCTGCTGGCCGCTCTGTGGGACGCTGTAGGCCGTTTAGGGTCGCGGGAGTATAGGGATACTTCCAGACGCTAAAAGCCGCTCTACGGGCCTGTAAATGGCCTTTACGGAGGTTTTACTTTTTTGCCTCTCCCCTGCCCCGCTGGACACGGGCACAAAAATGCCGCCTAGAGGCCATAGGATGCCACGCAAGCGGCGGGAAGCTATTGGAGGGTATAGGAAACACGGGAAAAAGAAAACCCGCCCCAGGAAAGCCCAGGGCGGGCGCTGTGGTACTCAAGATTTTTTCGCCGTCTCCCAGATCACCATAAATGGAAGAAGGACAATAAACAGGATAATCAAGCGGGGGTCATCTCCTCCCACGTTTTGCCCATACGGCGCACAAAATAATAACTTGCGCCGTAGTCCTCTATGGTGTCTCCTGTCGGGGGCAAATCATGCGCCAAAAATACCATGATAACCGCCTTGATCCATTCTCGGCGGGCCTCAAAATAATCTTCCCGTCTTACGTCAATATCATAGCCAACGACAAAACAGAGCGGGCAACGGTCATACAGGCCGGACAAATCAAAATCAATGTACGTTGTTCCGGGAATCGCTGTCAAATCGTTTTCCAACGCTTGCAGCCGGTCAAGCAGTCCAAAACGGGCCGCAGTGTCAATTTCTCTTTTCTTCATGGTCATTTCCTCCATTCTCCGGCGGGCGGGTTAAGCCCGCGCCGCGTTGTCAATGTCGCTTTCCCTAACCGCCCACGTTTGGCGGCGGGGATCGTTTACAAGTTCGAAAGTATACCACCAGCCGCCCGCGTCGTAATGCTCAAACCGGACGTTGCGCACAAGGCCCGGGAATGTGCGGGATAACATTTTCCACAACTCAAGATCAGCCATTCGGCGGCGCTCCTCGAATGTCATTTTTTCGGCCCTCCTCATGCGTACATTTCTACGACGTAAACCGGGGCGGAATTGTCAATCAGCATTTCCCCGGCGGCCTGCACCGCGTCTTTCACACGCTCCCAGCCGCACCCGCCAACCTCTGAGTTGAACTTAATACCGGCGGCCCTAAACGCAGATTCTACAGCGGCGCTTCCCTTGTGATACCCATAGCCCCCAGCTGTTCCGCTCCCGCTGTTCCAGCACCCGCCCATGTCGTTTTTTGCAAATTCTCCGGGCTGATAGCACCAAACGCAAGCATAGGGCGTTCCGCTGCTGGTAAACGCAATTCTGAGATCTACCAGGTCAACGAGCTTCCCGGCGTCCATGTACACGGCCTTATATCCACGGGCAAGGCCGTTTTTCTCTTCCCGCTCACGGTGGGAAAGGCGGATTCCTTCGGCGTTTTGCTTAATCATGGTTGCATTCATTTTTATAACTCCCTTCTTGTATTCCGGGCCCGCCCGTGATACAATAGGGGCGCGCCCTGGTGGTTGGTGGTTCTTCTGCTGTGGGTTCTTGCCCTGGTCACTGTTGCAAGCGGTGGCCGGGGCTTTATTTTTTAGGACACGGGGGAAAATTTACGGCATTGCCCCCTCTGCGCTCCTGCTGCCCTGTCAGGTCGTTCTCTTAGACGATTTGTCCCAGTTTCAAATTTCATCGCGTACACTGGGAGTTCTACACGTCGCCGCTATTGCGCTACGTGTGGGTTTAGCTTCCCACGACGCCCTTTCGGGCGTTTCGGCCGGTTGCCGTCCGGCTCTCGTCAGGTGGGGATCGCAGCCTGCAGCGCGTTGTACAGCGCACAATACGCGTCGTAACTGGCGGCGTGGATGTTGGCGGCGTCGTTGATCGCCTCGTCTCTGCGGATTCCGTGCTCCATTGCACACATAACCTCTCTAATGATGTTTTCCATTTTCTTTCCCTCCCGGCCTGTGGCCTTGCTTTTCCCTGCCGGTTGTGTTATAGTGGAGGCGGCCAGATGGCAGGCTCTAACCGCCTCCGTTTGGGTTTTAGATAGTCGCTTGCTTGTTCAGGGCTGGGCGGCTATCTTTTTTTACTGCTTTGGAATGGCATCCCGGATAATGCGGGCCGCGTCCTGCGCGTCCTTGGCTGTGGCCTCTACCAGTCTAGCCAGGGTTTCAAGATAGGATGCTAACTCTGTCTGGGTCATGCTATCAATCTCCATTTCGTGTACCTCCTGCCCGGTAGATTCAGCGCGGTTTCCCGTGCTGTGATTATAATATATCACCATTGAGTGATTATGTCAATACTTATTTTCACTTTTTGGTGATTTATTTTCTTTTTGCCAGTGCGTCCGCTTAATCCTACATTTTCGGACGCAATCGGGGTGTGCAGTAGGACACCGGTGGGGGATGCTCGCGGGTATAAGGTAGGTAGGGTAGTACCTCAGCAAATTTTTTAGAAAAAAGGATTGACAATCTTCACTCTAAAGTGTATAATCACGGTAAAGTGAGGTGACGGAAAGATGACACAGAAAGAGGCCATCGAGGCTTTGCTTAAACAAGAGGGCAAGACGAAGGGGTGGCTTGCTGATAAGCTGGGAGTAAAGCAGAATGCGATTAGTCAGATGCTAAAGCGTGGGAATATCACGGTTGATACCCTTTATCAGATTTGCGAGATATTGGAGTACGAGATTACCATACAACCAAAGAGGCGGGTTGGTGCAAGGCCAAATAAGCAAATTGAGATTGAAGGGAGGGAAAGAGAAAAATGAGATACGCCTACATTCGGGTATCCACAAAAGACCAAAACCTTGACCGACAGTGGGAAGCTATCAAAGGTCTGGATGTGGATGAAGTATTTGCTGATAGGCAGAGCGGGAAAGATTTTGACAGACCTGAGTATCAAAAAATGGTCGAAAAATTAAAAAAGGACGATCTGCTATATGTGAAGAGCATAGATCGTCTCGGCAGAAACTACGACGAAATTTTGGAACAATGGCGAGTGCTGACTAAAGAGAAAGGTATAGACATTGTAGTGATCGATATGCCGCTGCTGGACACACGCAGGGGGAAAGACCTGCTGGGGACATTTTTGAGTGATATAGTGTTGCAAGTGCTTTCCTTTGTAGCGGAGAATGAGAGGGTCAATATCAAGCAAAGGCAAAAGGAAGGGATAGCGGCTGCGAAAGCGAAGGGAGTGAAGTTTGGCAGACCGGAGAAAGATGTGGAGTGCGTTTTGCTTGAAGGGGAAACGGTCAGGGCCGCTTGTCGGCGGCTTGGAGTAAGTAAGACCTATTGGTATGAGCAAAAAAGAAGATCGACTTGCCCTCTGCTAAAAGTACAAGTCGATCTGTGAGTCAAACACCAAAGGATGGTGCTGATACAGGAATTGTATCATGTGCCTTCTGAGATTGCAAGGGGGCCCAAAACTTCGCAACGGTAAAAAGGAGCGAAACAATGAACAACTTCAAGGTCATATATCGGATATTGAGGTACTTGGAAGCGGCACTTGACTGTGAGGAGTTTGATGTTGAGACGATCAGCCCGTTTCGACTGGGTGTGACCCGTGAGCGTTGGGAACAGATTTTGATTATGATGCAGGACAGCGGGTACATTAAGGGAATTGTTGTGACGAAGAACCTGGGAGATATGAAGCGGCATATTACGGAGCCGATTTGCCCAGAGATCACGATTATTGGATTGGAGTATCTGGAAGAAAACAGGTTTATGCGTAAGGCGGCCAATATGCTGAAGGGCGCAGTGGATGTTGTAAAGTGAAAATTCCGCGAAAAACAAAAAGACCTCCCCAGCAGGGAGATCATCGTTGACAAAATCATATTGGGCGATTATACTGTAAACAGAAAAGGGCGTTGCCGGTTCCGGTCAGCCCCTCAAATTACGTCGAAATGATCGCCGCTCTTGTCAGGACGCCGGCGGTCATTTCTTTTTGCATATCTGGTAGACCAGACTGCAAATACCAACGATTAAAATGCCGATTTGAATCAGATCGGAATATGTAACCATAGGCAGCCCTCCTCTCTGGAGGGCAAGGTCCCTCCGTCATTCGTGAGAATGCTTTGGGCTGACCTTTGCCGACAACGCTTGAACTTAGGATACCATACCACTCGACAAGATGCAAGAATAATCGCCATTGACAGGGAAGATATAAATTATATATAATCAGACACGCGGGTATTTGAGGTTGGAAATGGCTCCCGACACTCCCTTGTATGAGGACGGAACGGGCAGCCGTCGCCCTAGTTGGAGATGCGTGAGTGCTGACACGCCGCAAGAGAACCTGAGATGCAGGATACGCCGCCCTGCCAAATATCCAGAGTAAGCCGGAGGTGTCTGAATGGATGCTTCCGGCTTGCTGCATGATTGGAGGGAACATAATGGACTGGATCAAAGTAACGCCTGAGACTATGCCGCCGGATATGGAGCCGGTGATGGTGACGCTGATGTTTAGTGACGCTGATGGAAAGTTCGTGTGGGCGGATGCCCGATACAACGGCGTGAAATGGGAATATCTATCAAATAGCTGGGATAACGTGTGGAGCGACATAGATGGGGAGGTAACTCACTGGATGCCGTACCCTGAACCGGCGGAGGATTGAATATGAGTGAAGCGTGGGAGAAATTTGTGGAACAGGAAAACAGAAAAAGAATCGAAGCGTTGGAGAAGCAGGTAAAAGAGTTGCGCAAAGAAGTTAACAAAATTGATTTGGCGGAGTTAAAAGTTGAAAACACTTCGTATCCAGCGTCTAACAAATATTGCGATGTTGATGACGATGCTGGTGAATTGGAATAAAATTGATGTAACAGAATAGCCCCCCCGCCACAGGGCGGGCGTATATAGTGCCAAGTGCCTCTCCAGATGGAGCGAACAGTGCCAAGTGCCTTTTATCTTGCGGGATAGGAGGCACTTTTTTCATGGAAATTCAAGAGTTGGTAAAGAAGGCGTTTCAGAGGGACTTGTCTGACCCGTCTGCACTGAATGACGCCTTTGATAGCTTGCGTTTGCTGGAGCCAGAAGATTTTACGCTGGCGCATGAGCGGAACAAGGAAGTGCGACGGCTGTCTGCGAAATTCGCCACAGAACAAAAAAGCATTCGTATGTTCGAACTGAACAAGCGGAGCCTGCTGTTTGACGCGCCGTATGATTTTGACGCACACTGTCGGTATATTGAGTGGAACCGCGAACCTTCAAAGAGGTTCTACTTGCCCAGACGGAAGCAGTTATATAGGGTTGCAAAGGCGTTGCAACGATTGGCAGATAACGAACTAGACTTGCTGGCGATTTCTCTTCCCCCTGGAGTGGGAAAGACCACATTGGCTCTGTTCTTTCTGACCTGGCTTGGAGGGAGAAACCCAGAAAAGCCAATCCTGGGGGGATCTCATTCGAACGCATTTTTGCGCGGAGTATATGAGGAGTGTATTCGTATTATGGACCCGCAGGGGGATTATCTTTGGAATGATGTGTTTCCGGTAGTCAAGGTGGTCAAGACCAACGCCCAGGATATGATGATTGATCTTGGAACAGACCCGAAGAAGGGAAAGCGATTTGCAACATTGGAGTTCTCGTCTGTTGGGTCAGGAAACGCAGGTAAGGTCCGAGCTGAAAATCTGCTTTATTGCGATGACCTGGTTGATGGCCTGGAGAGTGCACTGTCGAAGGAACGAATGGATAAACTCTGGAATCTATACGCAACAGATTTGCGGCAGCGGAAAATTGGAGATTGCAAGGAGCTTCATATTGCGACTCGATGGTCAATCCACGATGTTATAGGACGATTGGAACAGTCCTACGGGGAAAGTAACCGGGCAGAGTTTATTGTCATGCCAGCACTAGATGAAAATGACGAGAGTAACTTTGACTACGGGAACCACGCTGGGTTTACTACGGCATTTTATCATGAGCAACGCGAAGTAATGGACGATGCAAGTTGGCGTGCTCTCTATATGAACCAGCCTATCGAGCGCGAGGGTCAGTTGTATAGCGAGGATGAGCTGCGCAGGTACTTTGAGCTTCCTGATAGAAAACCAGATGCAATTCTGTTTGTGTGCGATACGAAAGACAAGGGCACTGATTACTGCGTCATGCCGATCTGCTATCAATATGGGAATGACTTCTACTGCGAAGATGTGGTATGCGATAATAGCAATCCGGAGGTTGTAGAGGCGCGATTAGTGTCAAAACTACTTCAGCACAAGGCTCAGATGGGCCAGTTTGAAAGTAACAGCGCTGGTGGTAAAGTTGCAGAAAAAGTTCAAAAAGAAGTGAAAGAATCCGGGGGAATCGCAAAAATAACAACAAAATATACTACATCAAACAAAGAGACACGGATCATAGTCAACAGCCCATTTATCAAAGACCGTGTTTTGTTTAAGGATAACTCTGTCATAAAAAAGGATAAAGAATACAGGAGAATGTTAAATTTCCTTTGCGGGTATACAATGGCAGGTAAAAATAAGCACGATGATGTTCCTGATGCTTGGGCAATGTTTGCTGAGTATGTTCAACAACTTGAAGGAAACAAGGTGGAGGTATTCCGGCGTCCGTTTTAAAATACAAAATATTGTGTATAAACTATTGATAAGCGCTATATATTGT